AATAATCTTGGAGTTAATCCTATAAATAGTTTACAAGCTATTGAAAATCGCTTGATTGATCAAGGCGTTAGTCAATTTGATCTTGATAAATACTTTGTTCCTTACAGGGATAGAGTTGTCCAACAACAAACAGCAACAAGCCCTAACCAGTAGTAACACATAAGGAGAGTTATGTGATGAATACTAAAGCTATGGACTTAGTGTCCTATTTAACGGCTATAGAAAAAGTAAACCAAAGTAACCTACTGTCTCACACACAGAAACAATCAATATTTTTAGAGCTTAAGTATGAGCTTACTCCAAATATGTACTGTGTTACCTGTAAAGAGACAAGGCAAATAGTAGAGCAATTACTAGAGGATCACATAGATGACAAAGGAAAGGAAACAGAGAGCAAAGTCTCCACCAAGAGAACTGACTCACCCAAAGAAAGCGCGAAAGAACAGTTACTTCAAGACTCTGATGTCAACCCCAGAGGGAAGGGCGCTAAGAAAAGAGTGGTCAACAAAACCTCGCAAAAACGGAGGACGGCCTAAAGGCGTACCTGACGGCTACCGTAAAGAAACGATAGCTCCACTGCGAGAACAAGCCAAAAAAGATGCAAAAAAGGTAGTAGAAATTATGAGTGATAAATACAACATTGAAGACGAATACCAGAAAGAGGCTTTGTCTACAGCGGTAGAGGTAATGCGCCTTGTCGGTGAGACAAGAGAAAGGTTAGCCGCCGCACGTTTAGTGTTGGACTTCACAAAGTCTAAGCCAGTAAGTAAATCAGATGTTTCTATATCTAGAGCAGAAGATTTCCTTGCATCACTACTGCAAGAGGACGAGCAACCTAATGCACAAGAAACTAGCACAGGTACGGAAGAAACTACTGAATGATTTTAGTTTCTATTCTAATGCCGCATTAAAGATACGAACAAAAGTAGGCGCAATATCCCCTCTCAAGTTAAATTCAGCACAGCAAATCTTAGACAAAGCAGTTAAAGATCAGTTAGCCACCGAAGGTAAAGTAAGAGTAATTATTCTTAAGGCAAGACAGCAAGGATTGTCTACCTACACTGGCGGCTACCTTTACTACTCAGTTAGCCAAAGGGCGGCTTGTAAAGCAATGGTAATTACTCACCATGCAGACTCTACTCGCGCTCTGTTTGATATGACTAAAAGGTTTCACGAACACTGTCCTGAGATACTAAAACCACACACCAAATACTCGTCAAGGAGGGAAATGAATTTCGATGTTCTTGACAGTAGTTATGTGGTTGCAACAGCAGGGGGAGATAGCATTGGACGAGGCGAAACACTTACCCATGTCCATGCCTCAGAACTGGCGTTCTGGCAAAAGAGTACTGCGTTGGATAATTGGAATGGTCTTACTCAGGCCGTACCTAACTCTCCAGGAACAGCTATATTTGTCGAATCCACAGCAAATGGTGCGACTGGTATCTTTGCTGACTTATGGAGGGGCGCGGTTGATGGTAGCAATGGTTTTGTACCAGTGTTTATACCTTGGTTTACTGATCCTGAATACCGTGAAAAAGTCCCAGAAAACTTTGAAAGAACGCCTGATGAGAATGAGTTAGTTGGGCTTTACGATTTAGATAATGAACAACTTATGTTTAGGCGCAGAAAGATTGCCCAGAACGGCCTTGACCTCTTTAGACAAGAGTATCCATCTGAACCAGATGAAGCCTTTTTGACTACTGGCCGTCCAGTGTTCAACCCTGATCAAATCACAAAATCTTTAGATAAAACTTTAGATCTACAAGAGCGTCTAGCTCTAGAGGGCGATGAGTGGCTTAACAATGCTAGAGGTGAGCTTAGTACTTACAGGAAACACCAAGAGGGCGAACAGTACGTCATAGGCGCTGATGTCGCTATGGGTGTCAGAGGTGGTGACTACTCAGTAGCTCAAGTTCTTGATTCTAAGAAAAGACAAGTAGCGATATGGAGAGGCCATGCTCACCCAGATTACTTTGCTGAAGTTCTTTTTGCATTAGGAGAATACTACAACGAAGCCTACATCTGCGTTGAGAACAACTCTCATGGAATCTTGACTTGTACTAGGTTAGGCAAAGATATGGCTTACCCTAATTTCTATACAGAAACTCAGATAGACAAACTCACTGACAGAGAAACTTTGAAGCTAGGTTTCACTACAACAGCAAAAACAAAACCTTTAATTATTGATCAACTACGTGCCTCGATGAGAGAGGAAGAGTTAGAACTTAATTGTAAGGTAACTTTAAGAGAAATGCTGACTTACATCGTTACAGAAAGCGGTGCAATGCAGGCAGAGGCAGGATGCTTTGATGATTGCGTTATGTCTCTAGCTTTAGCAAATCATGTACATACTGGTGCTTGGAACCCAGTGGAATCCACAGACTCATTTTATATTGAGATGGTTTAATTATGGCAAAGAAAAAAGACTACAAGAAACTCTCTGACACAGAGATAGTCGCTATCGTAGATGACAATGTTGGACGATCCGTTGGCTACCACGACAGCGAACTTAGCCGTGAGCGATCTAACGTAATGGAGTACTACACAGGCGCAAAGCCTAAACCTATCCATGACGGTAACTCTAAGTATGTGTCTTTAGATGTTTATGATGCAGTCGAGTCAATGAAGGCCGCACTTTTAGAAACATTCTCAGCAGGGAACAAGGTTGTACATTTTGCACCACAGAATGCTGATGATGTAAAAATGGCGGCTGTTTGCTCGGCTTACACTGACTATGTAGCCCACAGGCAAAACGATTTATATTCTGTTATGTCATCAGTTATACATGATGGACTTATAGCAAGAGCAGGGATAGCAAAGGTGTTCTGGCAAGAGCAATCTGAAACTGTTTCTGAATTCTTTGAGAACATATCTGAAGACGAGTTAGACATCCTTCTGTCAGAGCCAAATGTTGACTTAGGTGACTATGAGCAAGATGAGTTTGGTCTTTTCTCTGGAGAAATATTAGTCAACAGGGATACAAGCCAAGTCATTGTTGAGAACATTGCACCAGAAGAATTCCTAATTGAATCACAGCCAAAGTCTCTGGATAGCGCGTTGTTTTGCGCCCATAGAACAAAGAAAACTTTGTCTGACTTACGGCTTGATGGTTACCCAGAAAAACTGATTAATAAAATAGGTGATCACTCTGATGTCACAATGGGAACTGACTTAGAAGTCTTATCTAGACATGACACTATCAATAATGACAGAGGGTTTAATGCCCACGGATACCAAGACCAAGTAAGAGAAGTCTTAGTCTATGAAATTTACATGGAACTGGATTGCGAAGGGACGGGAGTTGCAGAACTCTATAAGATAATAAAAGCCGGAAATGTGCTTCTCGATAAAGAGAAGGTAAATAGAAAACCATTTGTTACGTTTGTTCCGCTTCCGATCCCTCACGCTTTTTACGGTAATAACTTTGCTGACAAGCTAGTTGCCACACAGAATGCTAGAACAGTACTCACACGTTCTATCCTTGATCACGCAATGATTACAAATAACCCTAGATACACTGTATTGAAGGGTGGTCTTAGCAATCCTAGAGAGCTTATTGATAACAGAGTAGGCGGCTTAGTCAATATAACTAGACCTGATGCTATTGCACCAATGATGCAAAGCCCTCTAAACCCATTTACGTTCCAAACAATACAAATGTTGGACGAGAACAAAGAGGACACTACTGGTGTTAGTAGGCTGTCTCAAGGTTTAAACAAAGATGCTATAAGCAAGCAAAATAGTGCGGCTATGGTTGAGCAGTTAGCCACTATGTCTCAGCAACGTCAAAAAATCATTGCGCGTAACTTTGCTAATCAATTCCTTAAGCCTTTGTATCAGACTATCTACCAGCTATGCATTGAAAATGAAGCCGAACAAAAGATAGTAGAGATCAGTGGTGAGTATGTACAGATTAACCCAAGTGATTGGGCTGACAAAAGAGATGTAACAGTGGAGCTTGCCCTTGGCTACGGTGAGCAAGATCGTGAAGCTCAAAAGTACATTGGTATGCACCAGACATTCCAATCTGATCCTGCTCTACAAAAGATGTACACCCCCCAGAATCAATACCAGCTTATATCCAAGGTAATGGAACTCTCAGGTATTAAAAATGTAGCTGAATACTTGACTAGCCCAGATCAATTGCCACCAGAGCAACCTGATCCGGCACAGGAACTTCAGTTAGAAATGATGAAGAAACAGCTTGAAGTCCAAGAGCGTCAAACTGCACTTGGAGAGATGAAAGCTCAAATGGATGTACAAAATGCTCAAATGAAGATAGAGCTTGAAAAGATGAAGGCAGAGAACACCTTTGCTATTCAAAGTGACAATGTTGATCTCAAAGAAGCTCAACTTAACCATAAGAAAGTAATTGATAGTGCTGAACTTGTCCTTGCTCAACAGGCAGACGAGATAACGGCTATCGCAAGCCCGAATGGATAACCCATTCACCAACCTAAGCCCTTGAAGGAGAGCTAAAATGAACGATGAGCAATTAGTAAATTTAGGAACAGACGCAGAGACTTTGTTAAACACAGAGACTTTTACTAGGACTGTAAACATGATGGTAGATGCGACAGTACAAGCATTCTTGTCATCAGCACCCGATGAAGAAGACAAGCGTACTGAAGCCTACGGTCACTACAGAGCCATAGTTGATATCGTAAATACTCTACGTCAACAAGTAGAAGTACGAGATCAAATTGATGCTAAAGCTAACGAAGATCAAGCAGAAGAAAACGAAGTAATCACAACTGAAGAGGAGTAAGCACCATGTCCCAGGATAACGTGCAAAATGCTTTTAACTCAGGTACTACCGCATTGGATATGGATAGTGCGGCAGAGGCCATTTTAGGTAACTGGAAAGACGCTGATGACAAAGATCAGCTATCTGAAGAAGGTAGTCTAGAGGCAACAGAGGAAACTACTGACGAGACTGAAGTAGAAGAATCTGTAGATGAAATAGAGGTAGATGAAGAAACTGAAGAAGAAGAAGCTGAGTCTGAAGAAGACCCTGACGAAGAAGACACTGAAGATGATGAAGAAGAGGCAGTAGAGGAAGAAGAAGTCAGTTTATCTGATGATACTATTGTTGAACTTGTTGTTGACGGTGAAACTAAGCAGGCATCTTTAAAAGATCTTAAGCGTCTCTACGGCCAAGAAGCATCCCTCACTCGAAAGTCTCAAGAAACAGCAAACCAGAAAAAAGAAGCTACTGAAGCTCTGCAACGTGCAGATGCGTCATTACAAGCTATGCTTAAACGCGCTGAAGAACGCTACAAGCCATACGAAGAAGTCGATATGTTAGTTGCCTCACGGCAAATGAACCCCGATGACTTTGCGGCTTTACGTGCTGAAGCGAAAGCGGCAGAAAGCGATCTAAAGTTTCTCAAAGAAGAAGCTGATAGTTTCTATGGTGAACTGCAACAGAAACAAGTAGTGCAACAGCGTGAAAGCGCCAAGCAGTGCATTGAAGTTCTCCAAAGAGAGTTACCCGATTGGAATACTAATTTATACAATGACATTCGGAAACACGCTATTAGTAATGGCTTACCTGAAGATCAAGTTAATCAGTACACAGACCCTAATGTAATTATGCTTTTGCATAAGGCAATGATGTTTGACAAGTCTAAGAAGGTAGCCAAAACAAAGAAAGCTAACAAAGCACCTACAAAGATACTCCGAAGTAAGAAAGCACCGCCAACTAAAACTGATCAACGAATCAGCAAGCAGAAAGCCGCGCAAGAAAAACTTAGGAATAGTCCAAGTAGAGGTAATGACATAGATGATATTGCAGAAGCATTGATGGCTAATTGGGATGTTGGATAACCCTTTTTAAATCTTTCTACAATAAGGAAATAAACTATGACTACCTTAGTCACATACAACATGGTGGGAGTTGCGGAAGATGTATCCTCAACAATCGCCAACATATCACCTAAATAGTTGGGTCGCTATAGAGTAATCTATAGTTGTAACTAGGAGAATTGCTGGGAACTCGTAGTAGCTGTGGTGGCTACCGACAATCAGCATCCGAGCCTCGCAAGAGGAAGGTTCAACGACTATCCCGAAAGGGAGTACACTCAAGTGAGTGGAAGCACCTAGCCCCTCTAAAAAGAGGGTGAAGATATAGTCTGATCTGTATAGAAACATACAGCAGTCCCTAATAGGGACGGAGTAGGAAATAACGAGCCTACTTGAACGTAATTGAGCGCAACACCATTCCAATCACTAGTCAAAAGCGAGAAAGTACACTCACGTACTTTTGAGTGGCTTGAAGACTCTCTACGTAGTGCGGCTAATACAGCGTTAGTAGAGGGAGCAGACAGCTCAATGACTGCTGTTGGACAACCTACAACTCGTTCTAACACAACTCAAATCGTTGGTGAATCATTCCAGGTATCTGCTACTTCTGATGCCGTTAAGACTCACGGTAGAGCGAAAGAAACCGCGTTAAAAATGTTGTGCGCGGCCTAAATCATGTGAATTCATGGGAAGCCTAAGTCGAAAGATATGGTAATCATGAGCCAAGCCTCAATTCTTGAGGAAGGTGCAACGACTATTCCGTAAGGAAGTACACCCAAGTGGGTGGAAGCGCATGACCCTGTTTATACAACAGGTGATGATATAGTCTCATCTAATGTGAAAGCATTAGCAGTCTTAAGGATAAAGACGGTTCAAGAGTAACGACCTTGAGCGAAGATTTGCGAATGACAACCTCGCAAAAGTACTAAAGCAAGTTAAGCTCGATGTAGAAAAGTCTATGATCGGTGTTTCTCAAGCGGCTGTAGCAGGAAGTGCATCTGCGGCTCGTAAAATGGCATCTATTGACCAGCAGATCTCTACTACTGTAGATGCTGGATCAAACTCTACTGATGCTCTTACTGAAGCCAAGCTACTTGAGTTGGGACAGACTTGCTACACCAACGGTTCTGATCCTTCAGTACTGATGATAAAGCCTGCTGATTCTACTATCATTGCAGGATTTGCTTCTAGTTCAAACCGTCAAAGAGATTTGGCTGATGCTAAAACTTTAGTCAATTCTATTGACGTATTGGTAACAAGTTTTGGTACATACAAAGTAATCCTCAATCGCCTAAATCTAGCTACCAATGCTTACCTCATTGATCCTTCAATGTTCAAGCAATGTGTACTACGTCCGTTTACACGTACGCTTTTAGCCAAAACTGGTGATAGCGACAAGCACATGGTCGTGGGTGAAGTATCTGTGAAGCACTCTCAGTTTGGAGATAGCGGAATGATCACTGGACTTTCTTAAGTCCTAAGTAGTAATTGGGGGTGTT